GCCTTCGGAGATATGCTGTTCTAATAAAGTTATGGAAGACTGGGATTATGAATTGACTGAGATTGAAAACTTCCCTCCTGGTATTGAATAATGCCACATGAATTCGACCCATGCGAAGCACCTGTAGAAGGTGAAGTTGACAAGTGGGGGTTTACAATCAAACCTCCTATGTGCGATAATGAGGTTATCATTAGATGCCTTAAGAATGCCCCTTGTGGGATTGATAAAAAACAAGCAGAGCGACTTATTAAACATTATGAAAACTAAGATTAGAGCACAAGTAAAATCTAAGTGGTACTACATTTTTTGGGGAACTGCTACAGTATCTGTCGTACTTGGACAATTGTATGTCGGAAGTGGATACCGTCTTTTGCATAATGATGTGCAACAATTACTTCGGAATGTTGATGGTGTTCTTCTTCATAAAGGTGATGAACCAAACTACCTATGATTTTATCTGAGAGTGATGCAGTTTGGTCTGCAGATGAATTCATCAAGTATTTCTCTCAGATGGGAAATATTGAGGACTATTTGCGTTTTGTAAAAAAAGAAGTAATCAAATCTACAAGTTCTCTTGCGCCACTTCACGATGAGTTCTTCAATGAAGATATTCATCCACAAGAGATGGAGTTTGATATCAAGTTTGTTGGTGCTCGCTTTCAGCAGTCAATGCCACAAGAACACTATGGTAATCTACTAAGGGCAGTATCCTCTCATAACAATGAGAGTAACATTCCTGGTAGAGAATTGCGTTGGATGATCTTTGAGAAGAATACGCAAACTTGTCTTGGGTTTATTCGCTTTGGATCTCCTACTATCAACTCTAAACCAAGGAACATCTGGTTAGGTCAATCACCTAATCTTTCAATCTTTAATCGTCATGCAGCCATGGGATTTGTGATTGTGCCATCTCAACCGTTTGGATATAACTACCTTGGAGGTAAACTCCTTGCACTTCTGTGCTGCTCTCACTATGCCCGTGAGACGCTGAACGAGGTCTTTGAGAAGGACATTGCTTTGTTTGAAACCACATCTCTCTATGGGTCTACTACGGATGCCTCACAGTATGATGGACTTAAACCCTTTATGCGGTATAAGGGATTGACTGAAAGTAAATTCTTGCCTTTGCTTCACGATGAAGCATTTCACCGTCTTCATGATCGGTTTACTGTGTGGAACAATAATCAACCTTTGACTGACAAGAAAGCGTCTTCTAAGAAGATGAAACGTCAAACAAAAATGATTTCCATCACTCGTAATTCTCTAAAAGAATATGGAATGGGTGAGAAACTTGAGCAGTTCAATTCGGTGATAACGACTGCATTATCTCTAACTCAAAAAAAGAGAACTTACTTTTGTGAGTATGGGTATTCAAATGTCAAAGAAGTAATTCTTGGTGAGCAAGAAGAGTTAGTTCGTGGTCCTAACTGGGATAAGTTTTATCTTGAGAACATTATTGCTTGGTGGAAAAAGAAATCAACTAAGAGATATGAAAAACTCAAAGCAGAAGGTAGGTTCAGAAACAAAGTAGAACTCTGGACTGACGATGATAACATTCAAATTATTAGATAATGGAACTCAAAGACTGGTTAAATTCAATCAATTTCAATAAGGAAGATTTAAGTGAGAACATTAGCTCTTACCCTCCATACATTGTTAATCGTTGTTTGTCTGGGCACCTTGATTGTGTCATGTTCGCTAATGAAATGAATAAGTATAACTTTCTTGATAAAGATATGCAATATTCTTTTTATCTAAATACTTTGAGGAAAAAGAAGAGATTTTCTCCCTGGCTCCGAAAGGATAAAGTCACGGACCTGGAAAGCGTCAAACAATACTATGGTTATAGTAATGAGAAAGCATCTCAAGCTCTGAAAATCCTGACAAAAGAACAGATTAACTTTATTAAACAACGACTTGATATTGGAGGAATGAAATGACTAATACTGTGGAACCTACGGTTGAATGGTCTCAAGATCAGATGGTGGAGGTTCTTTTAAATGAACCCGATGATTTTCTGAAAGTCAGAGAAACACTAACCAGAATTGGAGTTGCATCCCGCAAAGAGAAAAAACTCTATCAATCATGCCACATCCTACACAAGCAGGGTAGATACTTTATCGTTCACTTCAAAGAGCTCTTTGCATTAGACGGAAAACATGCTAACCTTACTGTTAACGATGTTCAGAGACGCAACCGTATTACACGTTTGCTTGCTGACTGGGGACTTATCTCAGTAGTAAAAGAAGATTCAGTTTCTGACATCGCTCCACTAAATCAAATCAAAGTTCTGGCTTATAAGGATAAGTCGGATTGGATTCTGGAGCAAAAGTATAATATAGGGAAAAAGACCAAACCCCAAGAGAGTGAATGAAAACCATTGAACGTCATCGTTATAAAGATAAGGAAATATTTCAAACCAGGACATTAACTTATAATCCATATCCCATGACTGAAATTGAATCGGTCATGGGATATATTTCTAATAATCTAACGCCAGAATTGGTTACTAAAAAATATCGTGCAGAGAATGCAACTAATCCAATGTTTGGGCATTGTTATCATTCCTCACAGGCTCTTTTCTATCTGATGGACACTGATGTCCTTGAGCAGAGAACTGCAATTGATTATCATAATGAAGCACACTGGTGGTTAGTTGACACCACCACAGATAAGGTGTATGATATCACTGTTGACCAATATTATCATGTTGGTCAGACTCCACCATATGTTGACGGGAAGAAAAAACCCTGGTATGGTTGGAAGCAAAGACCACACCAAAGGACATTAAATCTGATGGTTCTGGTTCTTGGAGACAGGTTGGCCCTTGACAAGATCACTGATCAACCTGTATAATAAATGAGTAAACGATGAGACAAGTGCCCCTGGCAAACGAAGTCCTCATCATTATGCCCCTGGCAAACACAAACAAGTGACAATTTTAACCGTTAACAACGAAAAGCAAGTTTTCAATACTCAGGTTGACCTGAGTGATTATGAACAGAAGTGGAATCCTGATAATCCTGCTGTTCAAGCATACATGCATCAAAAGTACGGCGCAAGTTTGATTAAGTTTATTTGGCTTGATCTTAGTGTCAAAAATGAAGATGATGATGAATTTACTAATGTCGGAGTTCGTGACGAACAGAATACGGGGACTGCTGTAGAAGACATGGAAAATTCTATCCGTGTGGATGGATGGTTGACTGACTACTTCCCTGGTATTGTATTCTCCGATCACAAACTCAAAGAAGCACGAACTCGTGCTTTGGCTCTGATGCGACTTGGTGCTCGATACATGCCCGTTGCACTCTGCTCTCCACTTACTGAAGGTAAGCGTGGAGAACTTAATACTGGTATTCTTGGCAATTATCACCCTGTTCAACGTCGTGTTGTTCAAGAAGATTTTATTGTTGCCGGTTGCACCGGTATTGATCATGGTGTTCTGAACCGCAATAAAACTGACATTGAGCGTTGGTTGTATGATGAATTGAACATCGAAAAAATTTATCCAGCAAATGCTGGTGGGTCTATCACTAAGATCGTCAACGCAATCTATGCACGTTCTGAGGGAGACACTGCGAAGATTGTTCGTAAGAAGACCCGTGAGGATTGGATGGAATGGCTTTCTACCTGTTCTGATATGAAGGATGAAAAGGGAAATCGTATTGACCCTTGTATTCAGTTGAATAGTGATCCTGATTTTGCCCTTTACAAACCAGGGATGACGAATACTGCTCGCCTCATTCGCACCATGCTTGAAAATGGAGCATCTGGTCGTCACACTTATGTTGTTTTTTATGATGACACCCAACGCAGTCGCGAAACTTTGAAGAAAGAGTTTCAGGACATGCAATCCGATATTGAGTGTGCTCACTCTAATATCTTTAACTACGCCCAAAAATCTCTTGATATGAAAGGGATGAACATCTGTGAAATGAACAACAAAGTTCAGTTTACTATTCTTGGTGCTGTTCCTTTAATGATGGATGGAAATGGTCATGAGAAAGCTTATGCCGCACACCGACTGATTCCTCTGGACAACTTTTGATAAAGGAGACTGGGTTCTGGAGCAAAAATATAATATCGGTAAGAAGACCAAACCTCAAGAAGAAAGTCAATAAATAAGACTGAGACTCTTTTCGTGCGGTCTCTACGAAAGTCGGAACACCATATAAAGAGGTTCGGTAAATACCGTTCCTCTTTTTTTGTTGCTGTGTTATAAATATATGTGGATGCCTTCGGGGTCAACAAAACACAAAATCACTTTCAC